AACAAGACGGTCATCGTCTTCTCTACCGAGATCAGTATCACCGAGCTCTCTGGCAAGGTTAACGGCGCAAACGGCACTCCACAGGCATTCATGCTGCTGAAGGTCGTGAACCCCAGCGCATAAACTCTCTCTCACGAAATAGCAGGTTTCATAGTTCCTGATACGATCGGGCGGGTGCTCAGATGCACAAGCAAATGTTGTCACCCGCCCGATTTATCACCAAACAAGCAGCAATATGAAGCAAGTTGACGAAATCATATACGACTCTATCTGTGCAGATGCAGCACTCATGGAAGCCATCGGCAACCGTGTGGTGAGCACCTGTTTCGAGATTCCACCCACCGACGAGGATAACACCCCACTCCCGAACATCATCATTACGTTTGACGGGTTTCAGAACAACGTGACCAACAAGGACTGCGTATGGGAGGGTGGCGAAGACCGCGTGCAGGTAGGTGTAGATGTTGCTGCCAGCAGTCCAGACGAAGTAAAGCAACTCGTGCGTAAAGTCCGCAAGGCCGTTGAAACGTACATCGGTACGCTCTACACCAATGGCGAGGACATCCCAGAATTGGAAAGCCTCTCTTCCGACGGCATTGCATGGGATTGGATGAAACCCTGCTACTATCAACGCCTCAATTATCAATGTATAACTAACGCAGATATTGACGATGAACAAGAAGACAACTGAAACTACTAAGACCCAGCAGCCCGCTTTCGTGGAGGAACTGCTGAAGAACGGCACCGCCACGCTGACCGCGAAGACTCGCGACGAGTTGGCCGAAATGGTCAACGACATACCCGCTGATTGCAGTTATATGGCAGGAGCCGTAGGACACAACCCAGAGACGGGAGTCTTCACACTCCGCGTCGATATTAACCACTAAAAAGTTCGACTATGATATTGAAAGGACAAAACATCAGAATTCTGACATTCGACAGCACCGCCTTGAAGTTCAAGTGCGTGGGTATGGCGACCAACTGTACCGTCACGCTCACAAATAACGTTGAACAAGCTGAGACTAAAGACGATGTTGGTATGTCTGCAAAGCCTATCATGACCAGTCAGGGATGGAGCGTCAGCGTGGAATCGCTCGACGTAAGCGATGCAGCAGCCATGCTTACCGCCATCAAGTCGCTCACTCCATTCACGCTGATGTGGGACGAAACTTCTACCACCGACAACCAGACGGGCGAACAGGCTACATTTGCACGCAAAGGCTTGGCCTACATGAACGATGCGGTCTTTCAGTTTGACGACAGGACTAATTCCACTAAGCAGCTCCAATTTACGGGAACGTCCGCATTGGAAACTATCTCTTCGACACCTTCTTACGAGGCTGTCAGCGCATCGGCCTACACCAAGGGTCAGTTTGTGCGTCTGTTCCTCAGCAGCGACAACACCACGGCACCAGCCAAGGTTATTGCCGCAGCCAAGTCGCTCAGCTTGCACGTCAGCATGACGCTCGAAGATGCCACCACAAAGGACACCACCGGCAACTGGCAGATCCAGGAGCCGACGGGACTCTCTTACGACATCTCGACCTCTGCCCTCGTTCGTGGCAACGACACCATCACAAGTGCCGTCGCTGCACAGGACTTCGCAAGTATCGAGAATATCTACGAGGCTGGCACGCCCGTGAAGTGGAAGATTTGCAACGTCTCTGGTGACAACCAGCGCACAGCTGGTGCGGTCATCGCCAGCGGTTCTGTACTGCTGACTCAGCTCACACTGAACGGCCCAAACCGTCAGAATGCTACCTATACAGCTCAGCTGAACGGCTATGGTGCATACACCGTAGGAGCATAACCATATACGCGCCTGCCGCTGTCTCGCTTCTTTTTCCAGCCGAGCAGTTGGCGGGCGTTTATTTTCATCATTAATAAAGGAACTATTGAACTATGATCAAGAAAGAAATCACCTTATGCAGCAAGCAGGTCACATTGGCCTACTGCTACGCAACCGAAATCGCATACAAAGACCTCGCTGATGAAGACATGCTCGACTATGCTAAGCACGCCATCGACAGCATTCAGGCGCAGCGCGACCCAGACATCAAGCGTACCATTCTCGCTATCATCGCCAGCATGATGGCCTACTATGAGGATGCCGACAAAGCACCCGTCAAGGACTCCGACATCATGAAGGAAGCCACACCAGTAGAGCTCGGCACAGCCATGCTCACCATCCTAAGCATGCGCTCAGAGTTCTATCACGTGCCATCAGGCGAACCGAAAGAGAACCCCGAAAAAGGCGCACGTAATAGAAAAAACGCCTAACCGCCAACGATCTCTATGAGCTGTTCGTTGGCGAAATAGGAATACCACGCCGTGAGTTCCTATACGACATCAAGTTCTGGGAAGCCCGTCGCATCATTCGCGGATACCGCAAGCGCGGCAAGATATTCATGCAACTGTTGGCCGAGAACGTCTATGCAAGCACCTTCGCTTTCCGTGGTAGTGAGGGCAAGACCGTCAAAGACATGTTCCCAACCATATTCGAGGATGACGACGACTACGAGATGGAGCCAGCCATCACAGAGGAGGAACAAGACGAACTCCAAGCACTCATGGCAGCCGAAAACGCCAGACTTGAAGAAGAACGCAAAAGCAGCGAGGAATAACCCTCACTGCTTTTTCTTTTTCCGTCCTGTTCCGTCAAGCATTCCGAGTTTATCAGCCATCCTATCAAAGTCAGAATAGATGTCCTTTGCCTGCACCTGAGCATACCGCTGTGTCTGGGTGATGTTGGTGTGTCCGAGCATCTTCGATACGTGCTCAATGGGCACATCATTCTCCAGCATCCACGTCGCGAACGAATGCCTGCCCATGTGCGAGTGTAACTTATCGATGCCGATACACATGCCTATCGCCTTCAGCATCTGATTATATCGTTGGTTGTTCATCTTTGGCACACGCCAGCCGTTGCGCTTCAGAACGTCAACCACTGGAGGCAGCAGCTGACTCACATACGGCACACCCGTCTTCACGCGCTCGCCGACATATCGCCACTTGCCGTCAATCTCTCGATACTGACTCAGGTCAAATACCTGCGTATCAGCATAGCCAAGGCCCGTGAACATCTGGAAGATAAACAGGTCGCGAGCCATCGCTACCTGACTACCAGGCACAGGAGTCAACGCCAACACCTTCTGCATCTGATCGGTGGTCAGATAGTCCACTACGTCCCTCGATGGTCGCTTAAACACCCCTTGCAACTTGTCGTAAGGGTTCGCCTGAATCACGTCGAACTTGATAGCTCGTCGTATCATCGCCTTCAGGCACTTGTGATAGTTATAGACGGCACTGTCGCCAATCGTCGCAGGTTTTACACCAGCCTCTTTTTGATTCTCAGTCAGCGGCACGTCCTGACCACGAAGCCACACATCCCATGCGTATATGTTATCCACCGTTAGATGCTCCCACCGCGTCATCTTACCGAAGGCCGTCAGTTTATTACAAAGCGTGATGTATCTCAGCTTCGTGTTTTTCGAGATATTGGCCGTTGCAGCAGCCTCCTTGATCCATTTAATCATTGTCGGTTCATCGCCATTCTTCTCAGGTTCCAAGCCCCAGACCTTATTCCTGATTGCTTTCACATCGAGCGGCATCCGATTCTCCAAGCATTTGTTCACCTCTTTTTCAACGATGCTCACAATAGTCGTCAGACGCTCATTCAACAAATCAGCATCTTCAGTCATGCGCCCGTCTATTCTTACGTCCCTGATGGTGTTACCCACGAGCCTATCTTCACGCACGCGTACACCCGTATTAATATATAATGGTTTGCGGTTCACCGTCACGCGAACCTCAACGGGGCCTTCATCGCCCTTTTTCGTTCTCTTCCAATGGTCAAATACCAACGATATTCTAATCATAGTTCATTAATTTTTTTATAGGAATTTCTTTAAAAAGTCTTGCAAATGTTTCACCATTTCTATTATTTGGTGAAACATGGTGAAACATTTGGTGAAACATTTATCTCATTTTGCGCCATTTTGCACCATATTGCGATTCACGAACAGTCCTCAAAATCTTCTAAAACTCCCATAAATCCTTTGTTTTAGGTATTATCCCACTTTTCATGTAGTGGAGCTGGAGGGAGTCGAATACGGAAAGTGGGGTCACCGATGAACACTGGGTTCATAGCGACCTCATTAATGATTATTAACGTAGGTGGGGAAACATTTGGCTAATAATCTGAATCTTCAGCAGCGAAGTCCATTGGCCTATCACTGGGTGAGAACTGCCGAGCAATACGCTCCAGACGACTGGCGGCAGTGTGAAATTCAACGCACGCCTGGCGCATATCATCCTTCATAGATTGGATATCTGCGAGCTCGTCTTTTATCTGAACGCGCAGATCATCCACACCACGAATCATGCGAGCATAGAGTTCGAGAACATTCTCCATCTCGTTGGTTGGAGGAATGCCCTGCTCTGATGTTGGCTTCTGAATAAGAAGCGAACCTTCACCCGTGATTAGATATTCCAAACTGAAATCATCATAAACCTCGCACACCTTCTGAAATAGTTTATCAGTCAGGGCAGTTTCATTACCATTCAGGGCCGACGATATGACCGGCCGTGAATATCCGAGCGCGTTAGCGAAATCTGTTTGTGTGTGTATGCCGTGATGCTCACGCAAATGGTCGTACACTTCTGTTAGTCTTTCTTTTCTATTTGTCATCTATTATGGTAGTTAATAACACTTTTGTTATGCTTTATTGTTAAATTGTATTAAATAATAACGCATTTGTCTTGTTTTTGTTTGGAGTATTACAGAATTGTTGTATCTTTGCCAACGAATTAAGTAACTAACCAATGAGGTAGTAAATACCACACCAGCCAAAACCACCCGCCTAAAACGAGTGCAAACCCCTAAGGGGTTGAATTTTGGCCGCAAAGGTACAACTTTAGATTCGGACTTAAAACAAAAGTGTAACATTATTAAGTATTTTTAAAATATGGACGTACAAGAAAAAGTAACAAGAAAAGAACTGAGAGCGATGCACATCGGTCAGACGCGCATCATCCAGTTAAAGCAGCGCTCAAAAATTGAGTCTGCCCGAGTAACAGCCACCCACCTGAAGAATCAGGAAGGACTTGAATTCGAGTTACAAGCCGATTGGAAAGCATCGGCAGTAAGCATCAAACGCGTAAAGTGATAAGGTATGCTAACGAGAGAAGAAATGACAGAGCTGAAGTCGGTGGTACGTCGCACAATGGAAGAGGAGATGGAGATGTACTCCGAGGTGTGGCTGACGGCAGATGAGCTCTGCAAGCACTTCGGAACATTGAAGAAGGCTTGGCTCGACAGATACGGGCACTCATTGCCCAGACGAAAGCCAATGGTGACGGACGAAGGAGGTAAGACGCACGGCAACATATACCTCTATCCACGCAACAAGATACAGAGAATGTTCGCAACTGGCGAGATTGAGAAGTTACAATGCCGTGCAGTATTGAACTAACGCCCGCAAGGACGGGCACAAGGAAGGTTGGCTGAGTCAGGTTGAAAGCACCGCACCGCTAACGCGGCAATCGTTAAGACGATTCGGGGGTTCGAATCCCTCACCTTCCGCTTGAAAGGAGAAAAGAGACCTTTGACATTGTGGACACTGGAAAGGACTCCAGGATAAAGATAACAGACGAGAGGGGAACCCAAGCGCGATTACTGAAGAGGTAATTTGTTGAGTAGGCAATCACTGAAAGACCGTGGCACGCACAAAGGCCGTGAGGCAGACGACGGGAAGGCCCCGAAAGGAGATAGAACCACCGAGGCAGGACTAAAGGCGTAGCGACTGCGAATAGAAACGCTTATCCCACTAAAAGCACGGCAGGCTTCTCCAGACCTGATAGACTTTAATGCGGCCTGTGGTATGTCGGAAATGCCGACATACCACTGACGGAACCCAAGCCCGTGAAAACGCAGAGGGGAGTCGAATTGAATATATTTTTCTTTAGCTTCATTTATTGTTTTGAGTAGTTAATAAGTACTGACACTTCTGTTAGTGTAAATCATTAGCTTTCTTTAGCCCGTGAGGGTCTGGAAGATATGTTTTTCATTTTTTTATTGTTCCTGAGTCATCCGTGAGGACCCACTCAGGTTTTTAAATCGAAACAAAGTAAAACCCTAAAATATAAAGATTATGAGTTACAATGACTTTTTGAGCCGCGTGATGTCAGACGACACCACAAAGCATGAGTTCACCTTACGAGAGAAGGTGGTGTACGGTGTTATGGCCCCGATAGGCTTCTTCATCGTGTTGTGTGTATGCGGATGGTTTGAGAACATCTGCTTGAGATGAACCTATTTTAAAACCGATAATAATTAAAAGCAATGCAAGTAAAAGGAATTTTAAAGCAGCGTGTCGGAACACAGAGCGGCACGAGTCAGCGCACAGGTAATCACTGGCGCACAGATGAATGGTTGGTGGTGATCCCTGGACCATACGAAAAGAAAATCAACTTCGAGGTACGAGGCGATGATCGCTGCCAACAGTGGGAGCAGTTCTACAATGGCATGCCCGACAAGAACGCACCAGTACTAATCAACTTCGAGATTGACGCCCGCGAGTATGAGGGCCGATGGTTCAACAGCGTCCAGGCGTGGAGCATAGAAATCACATCATGGTAAACAATGATTATTATTGCGAGTGGTGGCCTACGGGTCACCACTCTTAATCAACTGATAGCAATGACGAGAGCCGAGTTCCAATCCATGATGCGACTGCGCAACCACAATGAGTACATGAGCAGGCACGACCGCAAATTGTTAGCCCAGAAGCGTTACTACCTTGGGCACC